GGTCTTTTTTTAGAGGGGGAGCTTGTGAGCACGGATGGTCTTTTGAGTGAGGAGCCTGCGCTTACCCTCGATACCCGCATCCGCTTTGATGATAGGGGAGAGACGACAGTATCGGAGATCTTGAAACAAGGCTCTGGTAAATACAAGTGCGCTTGTCCTTTCCAAGTTGATGCTTCACAGGGTTCAGCTTTCCTCCGCGTGACCAAGGATGGTCGAGCTTTCCTCCAGTGTACAAGCAGCCGTCACCTCCACGATGAGCAGCAGTATTGGCTACGGAAAGAAGACGGGACCGAAGGCGGGAAGAAAGGAAAGCGTAGTGGACCGCGAAGCGTGTCTGCCCGAGCAGACTTGTTGGCTGATGTTCCCGAATCTTTAGTTGAGTATGTGGAGAACCAACTCGCATACAGCGCACCGCAAGGCGTGTTCTACCGATACCAGGATGGTGCTTGGCAGTTGGGCTCGCCCCTAAAGAAAGACCCATTGCTCGATCACCTTGTGGGACTTCTTCCTTCAGGCTGTGACGCGAACCATGGACGCGCTTTGATTGACCATGTGTTGAGTCGGCAGATCTACGGATTCGATTGCATCTCCGTTGGAGGCCCCTGGATTGAAGAGCCAGTTCGGATGCTCAACCTCTACGCAAAGCCAGACATCGAAGCGCGCCCCGGTAGCTATGACCGCATTGAACGAATGCTTGAAGTCCTTACTGCGGGCAACGCGAAGTCAAGAGAGTGGCTAACTCACTGGTCGGCTGCGCTGGTCCAGAACCCAGAACGCCGCTCAATGGTAGCTGTCCTGTGTATGTCACCCTACCAGGGAATCGGGAAGAGCTTGTACGGTCGCATCCTCTCTCGGATGATTGGCCCGGGGAATACAGCAGTTGTCTCGAACCGCGCATTGCGTGACCGCTTCAACGCTTCTTACGTCACTAATCTACTCGTCCTTGCAGATGAGGTTGGCGTAGACAGCCGCTCGAATGATGTGCTGTCTGAACTCAAGAGCTACATCACCGATGAAGAAGTTCACTGTGCAGCGCCCTATGCCCAGAGAATAAAGGTGACGAACCGCATGACGTGGTGGCTCACCTCGAATGCACGGCAGCCACTCGTTGTCGATATGCAAGACCGGCGCGTGACAGTGCTCGCGGTTCCACGCCCTAAAAACGAATACAAGAACATGCTGCGGAACTGCTTCGACTCGAAGACTTCTACCTTCAGCGTTTCTTTTGCCCAGGAGATAGAGGCGTACTGTGATGCGCTTCGACAGGTTGAGATCGACTGGCGGCTGATTGCAATGCCATTCCAAACGGAAGCACGCAAGCAGATCCAACTGGCTTCTCAATCGGGTATCGAAAAGTTCGTATCGATGGTCCAGGCCCAAGGGGCTGTAGGCGTCATCAGCGACTACCCACCGCCTCCTGAATACTTCCGACTGTCAGAGTCTGCCTATGGCCGTGCGGTCCCATGTGAGACGCTCTACGGCTCTTACGTCGAATGGTCAGCGCGGAACGGGAGAAGGGACTCAAGGCCTGAACCTGAACTGCGTCTCGCGATTGCACTGCTTGGTAACGTCAAACTCAAGACAGCCTCCTTGGGGGGAAGGTCTGTAGACCTGTATATCGGTTTGCCTACACCAGCCGTAGAACACGAAGGGAGGGTTGTCACACTCCCATAAACTGCCACACACCGGAGAAAACCTATGCTCTTTAGATATTGGAAAGATGTGCCCGCGTGGGCTGAAGACCTGCCAGGCGTTTGGAAAAACAAAAGGTCAGCAGGGTACCGCGTACCGTTAAACACTGGAATGCTTTTAGACCGTTCGCCGGTTCCAGAGGAACCGTCAGATCAGATCTGGGGTAGGATAGAGCGAGCACCATTGCTTCTGCCTTGGGTTCCCGAGTTCCTCTTACCCCACCAGAAAAATGCTTTGTTGGCTTCTGTGCCTCGCGTGGGCTTTCATGTGTGGGCTCCTCCTGGGGCTGGCAAAACCCTGGTTGGACTCGTATGGGCAGCCGCCACCATCGGACCGAGAATAGTCGTTACTCGGGCAGCAGCGAGGGGGACGTGGAAGGAAGAGGCCCGTAAGTACACAAGGTTCAAGCCAGTCTTATTGACTGGAAAGAAGCCTCAAGAGCTTTCTCGCAACACGAACATCCTGTACATCACAGCGTGGGAAACTCTGATCGATTGGCAGGAGGCGATTGAGGAGCTAAAGCCTTACAGCATTATCTTCGATGAGATCCACGCTGCAAAGAATCCGAAGCGAAGCAAGCGTGTGATCATGCCCGATGGGAGAGCCGCGTATGAAGACCTCGGAAACATGGCTTCTGCTTCTTATCGGGTTGCTGCTTCTTGTTCTCGCCGTCTTGGACTGACGGCTACCCCTATTCCGAATAGGCCCAGGGACCTGTGGGCCCAGCTTGATCTATGCGAGCCTTGGCAGTGGGGAACCTTCCATCAGTTTGGAGTACGCTACTGCGCCGGATACAAAGATGCTTACGGGTTCAAGTATGACGGGTTGAGCAATCAATCCGAGTTGAATGACCGCCTGACTTTCTGCAAGCACAAGACAAGCCAACGCAGCGTTAACAAGTCGTTGCCCCCCAAACGTCGGCAGGTTGTGTACCTGACTCACGAAGAGCAGAATCGCGCCGCAGGTGGCTTTAAGCAGGAGATCAAGCGTGCCGGAGACCGAGAGGCATACTTCGAGGTTCTTCTACAGGAAGCAGCTTCGCGTAAACGTAAGTATGTTTTGCAGCGGATTGAAGATGCGGTTCGAAGTAAGCAGAAGATCATCGTCTTCACCGGACGCCGGAAGGATTGTGACAAGCTCTCGGAAGAGATCGTAAAGCACCTCGGAAAGAATGACCTCAACGCTTCTCTCTGGGCAGCGCATGGAGGAACCAACACTGCTGGGCGGGATGAAATACGCCATGAGTACATGGCCTGTGAAGGGCCTGCGATCCTCGTGGGTACAGGAGATGCCTGGGGAGAGAGCGTAAACCTACAAGATACAGACCTGGCGCTCTTCGTTATGCTTCCCTGGACTCCCGGAAAGATTAGACAATGGGAGGGGCGCGTGAGTCGGTTAGGCCAAAAGCGTCCTGTACTCATTAGCTACATCGTCGCCGAAGGTACTGCCGATGAGCACGTCGCAGACATCCTCCTCGATAAACTCCCCGCTGTCGGGCAGGTGGTAGAGGATGAAGCGCTGTCTGGTTTAGAGCAAAGCTTTGATATTGATAAAGAAGATTTGCTTTCCAGAGTGGGGGCTGTCGCTGCAATGGTGCCGAAAGGTAGTGAAGATATTGAACTAACTGCTTGACGGATGTACAGCATCTGATAAGCTACTGTCATGCCCACACCGAAAAAGAAGCTTCTAAACGCTGGTCCGTCTGAACGTGGATGGCACCACTTCGAAACCGCCCTTCGATGTATGCGTTTGAATGGCTACTGGAGTCGTGGCCTTCTTACGATGCCCATGAGTGAGCCTCTTGTAAGGGGGTCGCTCCTACACATCGGGCTCGCCCACCATTACCAACGCTTGAAGGAGATACAGACCGGGGGCAATCCCGACGAGTGGTATACTCCGAAGGAAGCAATACAGCGTTTAGCGATTGAAGAAGAAGAGAGTTCGGACTTATGGATTGACCTGGTTCCCGTCGCCGAGAAGATGGTTGAAGCCTATGTTGCTCACTACGGGAGTGATCCCGTTTGGGAAGTAGTCGACGTAGAAAGAGAGCTTCGAGCGCGCTTTGGCCCAGGGAAGCATCTTTATACACAAAGAGCGGATTTGATTGTACGGGACTCACAGAAAAGAGTTTGGATTGTAGACCACAAAACAGCTTATCGGATTTCACACAAGACCTATGACTCACACATCCTGAACGGCCAGATGATTGGCTACCAAGTATTCGGAAGGCTCTATTGGCCTGATGAGTTCGCTGGCGTCATCATCAATCGGATTACAAGCCGTCCACCCTACAAGCTGGACCGGCGACCGTTAGAGCCTGCGCCACATGCAGTTTCGAGATTTGTACAGAACTTACTTTATGCAGAAGAGAACATGGAACGTTGGAAAGACAAACCACTGAACGAATGGCCTGCCGCCTATAGCGACATGATTTGTACACACAAGTATGGCAAGTGCGATGCATTCGAACTTTGCCGATGGGGAGTAGAAGAGAATGACTAAACAAGCTGGAGCATTCATCGTAGTTTATGGACCTTCGAAAGCAGGGAAGACTACCGCGTGCGGGGCAGCCGCTGCCGCCGGGCTTTTCATTGCCCAGGCAGGAGCGCTGACTCCCGTGCGTCGGTTCCTTGGCGCAGAGAAGATCAACGAGCGTAGAGCCAAGACCGTAAAGGATGCAGTCGCCATCTTGGAGAGCGAGGGTAAAAAGCACCCCGTAATCTGCATTGATGACTTTTCCGTCCTCGTAGAGCAGACAGTCCGAGACCTGGAAGCCAAGTACAGCTTCGGGGATATGTGGCGTCAGCTTCGAACCCAAGTCCTGGGCATGAGAGACGCAGCGCGCGACCTCACCGAGAATGGCATCCACGTCATCTTTAATGCCCACGAAAGGCCGCAACGTACTTCTTCAGGCAAATACATCCGGGGAGGCCCCGACCTACCTGGGCAGCTACCCGAGCAGTTCAGCGCTTTCGCTGACGTGGTAGCTCGTGCTGTACATGATGAGACGGCTGCACCTTGGCAGTATGTGTTTCACACTGGCCCAAGCAGCCAGTGGATTAGCGGAGACAGGCTGTCTGTCTTCCCAAACGAGTCCCCCATGAACATCGCAGAGGGATTGCGGGAAGCAGGCTTTGATTGCCCGAGGCCCAAGGGGTTGGAATGGCAGGAGAAAGTGGCTGAAGCGGGCGCGAAAGCCATCCTCTCTGGGGACCTGGGCGAGTGGCGTAACCCCCTTCGAGAGATTGCAGAGAAGATTAACGGCTCAAAACCAAAGTCCCACATTCGTTGGGCTCTGCAAGACGCGCTTCATAGGGCGATCCTTCGCTCTGCCCAGCAAGATGTAGTAGAGAACTTCTTCGCTGGTGAGGAGAACTGGTAATGGAAAAAGAAGAAGTACCGCTGCCAAACTTGTTTGAGGATAAGCCAGCCTCCCAAGAGGAGATGTCTGCGTTCATCAAGCAAATGCAGATGCAGTTTATGATGTTCGGCGCTGTGGGGTTGATGAAGCACATCACTACCCAGCAAGGCCAAACCTTTGAGTTCCCCCCATCTCTTACAGATGAAGAGAAAGAGATGATCAACACCTTCGTAGAGACTCTCGTTAACGAAGAGGGGCTTTTTGAATCCCGTTAGCTGTGCGGGTAATCGCAGCTATGAACCAACAACAACGCAATGGAGTAAGAACAATGCGAGTTGATTTTAGTGATACTGGGTCTGTGAGCACACGGATTGGATATTTGACCAACGGGCTTCACGTAGCGACCATCCTTGAACACAAGACGTTTGACGATTCCGGTCGTCTTTATATTTACCTCCAGACAGATGGAACTCGCCACCGCGAGTCCTTCAACCTGGAGCGCGGTTTGATCTTCCTCAAGGTCTTCCTCGTCTCCGCTGGAGTGCCTGAAGACAAGCTGTCCGGTGCTGTCGAACTCGATAAGATCTTGGACAAGCTCGTTAACCGCGAGGTCTTCTTTAACTACCAAGCTCCTGAACTTGACGCCGAAGGTAAGCGTCTCGACGGAAGCTATCCTCGATACAACTTCTACCCCAAATCGCAGTTTGAAATGATGGTTGCCGCACGGTCTCCCGCTGCTGCTCAAGCAGCCGTGGCCGACATCGCCATCGAAGAGCCGAAGGAGGTAGCGACGGCTACCCCCACCACTACTACCGCTTCTTCATCCGCATCAGACTTCGACTTCCTACTCGACAATGAGTAAGGGGTAGAAACCCCGGAGGCGGGGTCATCTGTACAGGCATAGTTACAGGCGGCCCCGTCTCCACCTTTTCATGGACCACACACATGAAACCCCTTTGCCAGCAGTGCCCCCTGCATACTGATTTGCAGACGCAGGGCGAATGGATACCCGTCGATTGCGAGGAGCATGACGATGACAGAGTGGCGATTATTGGTGAGACGCCTGGAGGCAGCGAGGTGTCCGTGGGGCGCCCATTCGTGGGACCAGGCGGCCACGAACTACAGCGCGCGTTGGAGGCAGTCGGCATCGATAGAAACGAATGTCGTATCGATAATGCCATCGCCTGCCGACCGACAAACAACGACCTCCCAGGCTACATGCTCCGACTTGGGCGAAAGAACAGCAAGCGCAGACGAGACAAGCAATCTGAATGGATGACGCCGCAAGCGTGTTGTAAGCCGAGGTTGCACGCGAACATCAAAAAGTTCACGCACTTCCTTTGCCTGGGGAAAGAGTCTGCTGCCGCCCTACGTGGGGGCTCTCCATCTGTGATGCGTCTTCGAGGTACGTGCGAAGAGATTCGCGCACCTTGGGACCCCGACCGCGTAATCAAGGTGGCGTATACTATTCACCCAGACTTTGTACTTCGGAACCCGAAATGGCAGCCTGTCTTCGAGCACGACATTCGGAAAGCGTTCCGCTTCTTCTCGGGCACTCTGAAGTGGGTTGACCCTGAAATCAAGCTCCTGCGTAGCTTGGACGAACTGAAAGCGTCGCTGGAACAGTTTAAGAGCATGGGCCTCCCAGTCGCATACGACGTTGAGACCGACGATAAGATCAGCCTTACCGCAAACCTACGCTGTATCGGCATCAGTAACGATAGCTATGCTGTTGTATGGCCAGTGCTGTCGATCAAAGGACAACTCTTCTTGGGCAGGGAAGACGAGGAGAAGGCGAAGCAGATGCTCCGAGCATTCTTTACTTCGCCTCCTGTCCCTGTTGTTGGGCATAACGCAGGGCAGTTCGACCGTACTGTGATGGAGCAGTACCTCGGAGTTACCCCCAAGCTTGCTGCCGATACCATCTTGCTGCATCTACTGACAGACAATGAGATGCCGCACAATCTCGGGTTTGTCGGCTCTTTCTATACAGACTTCACCGAGGCATGGAAGGCTGATCACACAGCTACCACGGCTCGAACAGATAGAGAACTCTACATTTATTGTGCGAAGGATGCTTGTGTCACAGCCCGCGTTGCGCCTGTTCTTGGGCGTCAGGTGAAGAAGCGGGATCAGTGGCACCTTCTGGAGTGCGAACACAAACTCCAATCTATTGGGGCTGGGATGCAGCGTCTCGGCCTACGGGTAGATCTGGGGAAGGCCAGAGAGCGGGAGTTCGCGTTTGAGCGAAAGCTTATCGAAGAGACGCGAGTTGCCCAGGAGATTGCGGGGGCAGAGTTCAATCCAAACTCAACGCACCAACTCCGCAATCTCCTCTTCTCTTCCTGGGGCCTTTCGCCAGTTAAATACAACGAGAAGACTGGAGACCCCAGCACCGACGACGACTCGCTCCGTCGTATGATCACCGACTATGGCCTGGAAGAAGAGAAGACCCGCTTCCTCCAATCCATCAGGCTGGTACGCCGATACGGGAAACTGTTAGGGACATACTTGCGTCCGCTTCGTCTCATCACTGAAACGTATGGTTCAGGGGGCACGATGAGAAGGGGAATAGTTCTCCGAGGCGGGCGCGTACACCCTTCCTACAATCGCCTGCCAGCAACAGGTAGATACTCTTCATCAGATCCAAACGCGCAGAACATTCCTTACGACTTCAGGGACCTGTTTATTCCCGAAGAAGGGCACGTATTTGTGGGCGCGGATATGGATCAGCTTGAGCTACGGCTGATTGCAGAAGAGGCAAACGCCGAGCGTCTTCTCAAGTCCTTCGCTGATGGGTATGACCCCCATAACGAAACCATGGAGATGGTTTACGGTGCAGCCGTCTGGGAGATGGATGGTGCGCCCGAAGACAGGAAGAAGAAAGGCGCAGGCACGTTCAAGTCTATGCGGGGTATCACCAAGAACGTTCGGTATGCCTGGCAGTATGCCGCAGCCGTGCCCAGGATTCACGAACAGGTCATCAGCGCAGAAGATGAGAATGGAAAGCTTGTCTATGCCCACCTGAAGAAGCGGGACATCCGGCAGGTTGTACGCGGATTGGAGCGTGCTGACCCCGAGATACCCCGCTGGTGGCGTTCTATGCAGTCTCTCTACAGGAGGCAGGGGTTCATTGGCGACACCCTGTGGGGACGCCGCAGAGACTTCAGGGACGAAGAGAAGATCAACGAACTGGTAAACCACCCCATCCAGGCAGGTGGAGCGGCGCTTGTACACGAAGCAATGCTTGAACTTGTCTTGGGCGAAGAGGGTGCGTCGACTGAAGGAATCGGGGGAGGCGATGTCCTTCCCTTTGACTTCGAGAACAACCTGGGCCTCGTCAACCAGTGTCACGATTCGCTGGTGTTTGAGGTGCCCGAAGAGAGAGCAGAAGAAGTCTGCAAACAACTAACCGAAACCATGACCCGTAAACGTAAGACTAATCCCCGAATCCTCTATACAGCGGAAGCGGAGATTGGCATGAACTGGAAGGAAGTATGAGAGTATTTTACGCACACCCATCATCTGAATCTACGCGAGGTATCTTTTCAGCGGTACTCGAACTGTCAGACCTCTTCACCCAACGGGGGAGTACAGGGGCTCAAATCGTTGCAGCGCGAAAGGACTACGACACAAACTTCCGAGGAGATTGGGATGAGTGGGCAGAGAGCACAACGACTGCGATTCACGCTGTTACCCGTAAACCTCGATACAACCTCTTTGTTATCCCTGGGCGCTATTGTGGGCGTGCAACCGCTCGCATTGTTCAATCTGCTTTAGAAGCAGGGCGCCCTGTTTTTACCTGGGACCGCGATCAGTCACTCCAGAAAGTGACGCAGATCGAAGTGTCCGACCCAGATGATTGGACAACTGGGTATCACCTTCTTGTGGAGTAATACAATGAAACCATCCTGCCTAAAGATGCTTACCGAGTTGCACAACTCTGGGTATAGCGACGAACAAATTGCTGTCGGTATGGGAAGCTTCTTCCCTGGAAACAGCCACCCATGTTCGACCACGATCTATCGATGGCGAACAGAACGCACTCGACCTTCTGCGATTTTCGCAGGAGCAATCGAGATGTACTGGAAACAGGAGACTACAAAATGAACCACGTACAAAAAGTAGAGACCAATATCAAAGGCCATCGCGCTGCTACAGAACTTGGTCAGTACACCCTCCTCGTCGGACCAAACGAGAGCGGTAAGAGCCGTATCGCTGAAGCGATCCAACTCGCTCTTTCAGGCTCTGCTTGGGGACTTCTGTGGCGTGCGAAAACCGTTAAGAGCGGTTCTCAACTCGACGCTCTTCGGCCTGGAGAAGAGGCTGGTGTTTTCGCGGAAGCCACTTTCACAGATGGCGGGGTCGCCCGCTGGTCTATGCAAGAGGGTTCGCGCCCTAACCGTGCCGGAGCTAACGGAGTCTGCCTACCAGTAGCGGAACTACACCACGTCCTGGCGGGCAGCCCTGATGGTATCCGCACCTTCTTCTATGAATGGCTCGTCGGTGAGTCCAAACGAGAGGAGTTGGATGGGCGCATCAATCACCGCTATCGAGAAGCGATCGACCAACTCCTGGGCATTAGCGCCGACACCGTTAATCTCCCCGCTCTGATCATTAAAGCAGCCGAACTCAAGCGTGAGCATTCAGCAAACGCAAAGGGTTCAACAGCCTTCTTGGGCACCTTTAGCGGTATTGCATATATCTCAAACGATGCGCTCAACAGCCTCTGGGTTGAACTGGAGCAAAGCAAGCGTTTTGGAAAGCTTAAAAACCTTTACCGAGATGCGCGGGAATCTGACGACCAGCGCCAGTTAGCCCACATCACGACCATGCTTAAAGAGCTTGGAACCCAGGAAGAGCTACGCATTATGCGTTTGCCCAGTGAGGTGCAGGAGGAGATTGAAACCGTCATCTCCAACCGTGCGCTGTATGACATGGCAAGAGCCGCGAAGAACAACGCTACGGCATCCGAAGGCGAGGCAAAGCATTATGCCGCTGTAGAGAAGGACCTAAAGCGTGTCCTGGCTGAACTGATGGAAGAGCCGCTTTCAAGCTATGAGGTTGCGGTAAACGAGTTCATGGCAGGTAACGACCTGCTCAAGATCAACGCGGTAACAGGGAGCATTGCGTTTGGCCTTGTGCGTCCCGATGGTTTCCATACCGCCCTCTCGGGCAGTACGGAAGCGAGGGTTATCGCCGCGATGGGGGCAGCCCTTGCAGATCAATCTGAAACACCTGGTGTTATCGTTATGGATGACCGGATGTGGGATACTGATATGCTTGGGAAGACGATGGCGGCAATGGAGAACTGTCCATGCCAGGTCATCATCATGTCTACGATTAGGCCGAAAGGGCGCCCACGCAGTAAGTGGACGTATGTAGAGGTTGGTTAATGGCCGATACCATGGAAGACTTGCTCCTTGTTTGGGCCTATACAGACCCAGGCATTACCATTCGTGAACTGAATGATTTGCAGGCTTTCGATGGTTACAATCTCCACTGGGCGCGGTCCTGCGCAGCACGTCTTCGTCGTTACAAGATGTTGTTGCCAGGACGCCCCGCCCACCTTTTGCCCAGGAAAGAGGCATTGAAGAGAGAAGAGCTTCCAAAGGTGTCTTCAGTAGGGCTTTGTATCTTTCAGCATCTCCTAAAGCGGAGTGAGCCAACGACTTACGCTCAACTCCAGAAGGCTATTCCTGGTAGATCACAGCACTCGCTTGAAATTGCTGTGAGTGAGATCACCCGAGCATTTTTAATCTATCCAACCAACGGATTGGTGCTGACCGAGAAGGGCAGCCGCCGTGTGAAGTACCTATTGGGGAAATGATGCCCATCTATGAATACCGTTGTTCTCACTGCGCGAGAATCGTAGAGAAGCTGGAGAGCTTTGACGCTCCTGGCCCAAAGGAGTGCTTGGTCTGCCACCACACTGATATGCGGAAGATTATCGGCGCTACAAGCTTCATCCTAAAGGGGAAGGGTTGGTACAAAGATCACTACGGCCTGAAGCCAAGCAAGGATGACTAATGGCGAGGTGCGGTCGATGCGGTTTGTGGGAGACATACCCCAAAAACCATCACGAACAGATGTGGGCAGGAAGCTGTCTCTGGTATCAGACTCGACTGACCGAGGGCTATGTGTATGAGAAGCGGGAGTGTCCCGACTTCTTCGAGCGTTTCCCTTCGATGAGCCCAAAAGAGCACTTCGACTATAAGATCAAACGAGAAGGCATCGGTGACGCCTATACCGCTTCTCGAAGAAGTCTCTTCTTCTCCATAGCAGCAGTATCTTTTTCGATCTTATCGTTTCTTATTTCGTAGTTCTCGAATCAAGAAACGGATCTTCTTCGCTTTGGCCTCTTTACCCGGAGCGATGTCTCCGCGTTCTTGCATCGAAGACGCTATCGCGACTGCTTGATCTGCAATCTTTTTAGTGTCCGTCGCCACTTGGGCACGCCTTATGAGCCGCTTTCTTGCGGATGACGATCATCATCGGCGTCCCCTGGGGGAGTTCTAACTCTTTGCCGTGGGACTCTTCCCCTTCGCCTTCTTCAGAAACCGCCATCTCGCCATGGTCGTTCGGTGGACTTTCTTCCATCTCTTCTGATTCGCCCTCTTTCAGGGCAACCTCAACGCCTGCGCGGGCAGCCATTCGGCCTTCCTCGTCAAGCCCAGAGAAGAGTTCTTTTGCGCGCTCGAACATCTCATGTCCAGCGTAGGATTCGGGGGGCATTCCTTCAGGCATTATTCGTCTCCTTCTTCTGCTTTAGACAAAGCCTCTTCAAAAGCTTGTGCGATTAGTACAGCATCGCGTGATTGGGCGGGTACATCAGAGATTGGGTCTCTCAAGAAACCCATAGTAGCAGCGTTCCGTGCGTCTGCCCCAGCAAGCGATTCAACCCCACCAGCCTCTAACGCTCTCAATAAATGATCGGGGTCTTGGCCCGTTTGGCGGGTTATCTCCCGAGGAGAAGGCCATCGGAGGTGAGAAGGCGTTTTATAGTTCGATTTTAGCTTATCCTTATAAGCCTCAACCCAAGCCTCCCTATATCCGGGCTGACCCCTTGCGATGGCGATCTCATCTGTTGCCGCCTTACCAGATCTTCCAAAGGGCTCGGTAGCAGTGGAACGAGTTCTGCTATTATCCAGCATACCCTCATAATCATCGATAACCATCTGGAGCCCGCTTGCTTGCTGGGAGAGTCCAGCCGCCTTTACTTCTTCAAGCTTCCGACGAAGCTCTGTTAGTACACGGTCACGATGCTCCTCTGGGGAAAGAGCTTTTTTTGCGGCTGATTTGCGGGCTTTTTCGATTTCAGACATTTCAGTCTTCCAACTTACTGTAGAGCCAAGCAGAGGCTCCAAGAATAGCGGTAGCTTCAATAAATCCAAGAGCGCGTTGTGCGTTCGGCTTCTGCCACCATTTTAACTCTCTTCCTTGGTGCCATTCAAGCTCCAACTCCAGGAGCTTGGTACGCTCTACGTAGTGTGCAGCAACTTGGTCAGCCCACACTTCTATAGACAGAAGATCTGCATACTCACTTGTCGGAACCGCAATAGCGCCGCACTTCAACATGCCATCCGCGCTCACCAACTCCGCCGGGGCCTTTTTGCCCAGAGAAAGAGGGATGTTTTGGGTGCATTGACTCGAAGTGGGAAGCGGAACTTCTGGCTTCGGAGGCACTTCCGAGGCGAGGGAGGTTGCGACGAAGAGCATTAAGATCATCGCCTTCTCCGGTTTCCGAGCTTCGCCAAATCGTCTTCTGGGGTTGGGCCATCGAGCGCTTCCTCTATCTCTTCCTGGGCTTCTTCCGCCTCCTCGTCAATCGTATCGAACGTTTCAGTCACTTCCTTGGGCACAACAAAGCCCTCGGGTGTGTCCTCTTTCTTACGGAGGATCACACTCATCAGAAGTGTACCGATTGCCGTGATGACAACGAGGAGGAACTCAATCATTCTTCAGCAGCTTCTTCTTCAGCAGCAGGCTCTTCAGCAGCTTCTTCAGTAGGGGCTTCAACAGCGGGCAAAGCAGACTGTCCGTCTACATAGGATTGCCCGAAGATGTATGCGCCCAAGATGCCAACAGAGAGTTGAAGTGCTTCTGCCAAAGCAAGTTCTTCTGTCATCACCTGGGCGACAAGGGGAAGGATCGCACCGAGTAGTGCGAACCAAAACTTACGGGATTTGAGTTTTTCAGACATTATCGACCTCCGGTATCTGTGTCTTCAGATTCTTGGAACTGGGCTTGGCTGGGTTTGCTACGATGTTTTTCCAGCACTCTTCGTATTGCGGAAGCGCGTTGGTTTACGAGGGAATCTTTATATTTCTTCTTCTCGGCAAGCGTTGCCTCGTGTCCTTGAGGGCTTCGCAACGTTTCCGAAGAGAACTTTCCACCGACTTTAGCAGTCATGACAGCCTCTTTCTATGTGACAAGGATTCTAATAGTAACGTTTTTTGCTGGACTCGTAGTCCCAGCGGTCCCACCAGCAACAGGGGCGCCTCCAGTCGCTACGGATGCCGTTTCAGCGACGCAAGCGTAAGAGATAGCCACACCCATCGCTACGCCACCTGCCCAGGTGTACTGGACGACCTTCCCTGCTGGGCATGCGAAAGAGAAGTCGGGGGCGGTAGTTCCGACTGTAGGGCTCGCGTGGTTCCAGATTTTCAAATAGACCGCAGTGCTGTTCAGCGTATTATCGATATAAGCGCCGAACAGGGTAGCTGCGGCTCCTGTCACATTGTTCTGTGCGGTAGCATTTACCGTCAGATCTTCAATGACATCCGTACAGATGTTCGAGCCTAAAATGATTTGATTTGCAGTCATTGTTTACCTCAACGCATCACGATGGAGACGCCGACGTTACCACCTGCGGGGTTGCCTGTTCCTGCGGTACCCCCAGCAGTTACGCAACGCGCGGTTATTCCCTTCGTGAACGCAACTCCGGTTGGTAGTTCTACGACACGCCGTGTTCCATTCATAACCATAATGATGATTACAGGGACATTAGATACAGAAGCGTCTACAGCATCATAGAGCTTCACAAACGCTGCTGCATTTGATTGATTGTCGATGTCAATCGTAGTCACATCAGCAGGTCTTCCCGCTAAATCAGAGACCGCCGTTGAGTTTAAAACACTCTCCAAAATGAGGACATTTGGAAAGCGCGTTTGTTCGCGCGGGGAAGTAGTCAGTGCCATTGTTTATCCCTGGTCTCGGATTCTTCGGAGGGCTCGCTCTTCAGCGTATCGTTCTTTCATTGCAGTAAGCCCTTCCTGCACTTTAGTTAACGTGGAGGCGGAGTCTTCTTGCATCCGTTCGAGCTTTGAAATGATGTCTACCATTAGCTGTTCTCGTTGGCGTGCTTGATCAGCGATAACTTGATCATACCTATCTCGAAGAGCGTGTTCTTTCTCGTCTGCTTCTTTTGCCATATCAGAAAGCTGTTCCTGAAAAGCGTCCTGCTGGGCTTGGACACGTTTGGAAAGAGACATATCTCTCCAGAGGAGGGAGATCGTCCACATACCCAGTACACCGTATTCGATGAGCGATGCTGCAAGATCAGTATCCATTACGGTTCCCACCCTACAAACGAATCCAGAGTCGATTTCTTCCGAGAAAGAGATCGTACTGCATTTTTAGTATTACCCTCAATGGTAATGACGCGATCTCCCAAATCCGCAAGGACTAAACCACAATGACCCGCACGGGTTGCCCGAGAAGGGTCGGACGACGACCCTGCCCGAGACATGAGAAAAACTTCTCCGCTACGGGAAGTGTGGGAAGTGGCCTCATAGAGACAGCCATGGTTCTCTCCCCATTCTTTGATCTGCCAGGCGCCCCCAAACCACTTTCCGAATGGTGTTGCAGACCACTCTTCCAAGTTGAGCCCTTTTCGGATCCACTGGCTTACCGCAATCGCGCACCAGGGGTACGCAGGCTCTTGCCCAGAGTAGGCGATGTGCCAGAAATCAGCGTAGCCTTCTGTTAATCCCTGTACTCGATTTGAGCCGGGAGGATCTTCTGTGACACCCAGCCAGCGAATAGCTTCCCCGCATACTGCAAGCGCCTGAAGGGTGCCCGAGAGGAGAAGTGTAAGTTCTCTCTGCCCCTCTTCGAGAGGCGGGGATGGGGCTTCCTGTTCCGCGAAGAGTGCTGCGCTTGTCGCTGGGCCAACCAGTCCATCTGCATCAAGGTTCTCGCTCTGTTGAAACTGAATGACGGCTTCTTTGGTAAGTCTACCAAAATCACCGTCAGCAGTGAGCGGTCCAAACCCTTTAGCATTTAGTGCCCGTTGAACCTTGCGGACTGCCCGTCCTCGGCTCCCTCTACGCAGTGCGGCCATTTGACTAACTCGAAACTAATACGAGAGTAATCATTCCTGGAATGCCAGAACCAGAATCAAGCTCTTCCACCCGAACATCGTCGGCAACAACGGAGTCTAAAGAAGAAGAGAATGTAGATTCTGCTTGTGCGAGTGTCACTTCATCGTCGTCGATAAAGATTATTCCGCCGGAGTTGTCGCATTGCGTAATATAACGACGGATAGTCTGTTGGCTTCCACTCGCGGAGCCATACCCACCATAGGTATTGACGCCTACTTTGATTGAAAGCTTGCTCATTTCTTCACGTAGACCCGAAGACGGCCAGTGACCGTGCGAGTTCCTGAACCACCAGAGTACGCACCCGCTGAAATAAACGAGTAGATTTTATCGGTTGCAGTTAGCGTGGTGAACCCGGTTTTCGTGGTCGTATAGAGGTTCGTACCCCCACCTCCGCTGCCTGGGTAGTTGGTCGTACCGAGCCAATACCCCACACCAATCGACCCTGCGGTGCCGTCTGCGTGAGACATTCGCTGCCACATATTTACCGTTAGATCTTGCTTGAACTGGTAGTTCGTTGGAGCGCTGTCATCCATCTGAACCGTCTGCCAACTGTATGTCTGGTCATTGCTGCGGACGCTATGCCCGTTCGTATCAGCATCAGACGTGAAGGCATACTTACCAGCAATCCAGAAAGCACTGTGTGTGGTGAATGCCGGAGTCGTCGATGCAGGTACGCAAATGAACCCAACCACCACCACAGGCCATTGCGACTGATTCGTTTCTGGTGAACTTACTCGATCAAACTGCATACGAAGACCGGGTAGATCTGCAACCGTTGTCCCAGTGTCGAAAAACTTGGTGCCGAAGTTATTACTTGGCTTGTTCGCGGCTGTAGCGTTCGTACCGATCTCCATCGAGATCACATTGTCATCAGCACCAGAGTCAGACCATGTGACATCGGAGCCTACAGAGTAGTCTGCATTCGACGTATTCAAATAGTCGGCTGCGTCTGCTGGCGCAGGTGTAGCCCCCCCGGCTCTTCCAAAGAACTCGGGGAAAGCACGATTCGCTTTTGGGAAAAGCGGATCAGCCATTACGAGCCTACCGCTTTCTCAAACCAGAGAATATAGTCGTAAGCATTGTCAGTGCTGCTTCCATCAAAGCCCGATTTGAAGTAGACACGACCGTTTGAGTCTGTATCAAACGGAATCGGTTGGTCTGCTACATCATTCGTCGCCGTGGCAACTGCTGTAGAAGAGCCCGTGTAGATTTCATTGATGTCTCCACTGGCCCCTCCTGCGGTTGTTCGGACACGAAGCTGGTAGTTTGCAGCACTACCAGCCGACCGCTTGAATCTAACAGCAAGCAGAAACCAGGCTTCAGCCTTACTTCCAAGTTGGATAACTTGTTGGTCAGGAGAAGCATCTCCTACAGCATTAGCGCCTGTTACTGCGCCTGATCTGCGAAAAATGGTACGGCGATTTTGGGCCATACTGACCTCCTATTCGACGCACTGTTTAGGCATGAATCATGAAAGAGACTTCATCTGTATTGTCTGCGTTGTTCAGCGTAATCACCAGATTGCCGCTTCCATTGACCAACCCATACAAGACATGACGAGTAGTGCCGTCCCCTTCACTCAAAGCAACAACGGGGGCGCCCGCAAGAGTTGTACCAAGTCCAGTAACCGTAAGGGTAGCACTGTTACTGCCAGTACGTTTTACAGAACCGGCCAGAACCGAAGGTGTAGAGGGTTGGAGTAGATACGCGCCCGTAGAAGCGTGTGATTCGACAACTCGCCCTACTCGAATATGAAAACCGACTAAGGTAAAGGCCGCTGTCCCGTTCGTAAGCCCAACAGTAGCCGGAACAGTCAGGCTTGTGGAGCCCGCACCCAACCACACAGCATCGCCTACGGCATTACTCGCGGTGTTTACACCAGTCACCAACTTCCAGGGCAGCGCAACAGCGACGTAATCGCCAAGTGCGGCTGCAAAATCAGCGACGAAGAGGGGTCCACGGCACTTGGTAATATCCACATTGGATGCCTTAACGACGCTCAAAAAGCCGTTTTTGGTTCCCGTAGCGACGAGAATATCGTTCGCAGCACAAGCTTCAGCAACGTAAACCTTCGTTGCCTGGGATACAGCTTTGTCGATGCCTGGCAGTACCTGGCGTTGTTTGATCCGCATTTCAGTCTCCTCTTGAGATTTCAGCAGGCGCTATGGCCTGTTTCAGTGGGAAGGTCTATTCGGCCTGGTCGAAACCCGCCTGACCGGGAGTAAGATACCCTACGCGCTTCTTTAATGCACTTAAAGACTTCACGCTTGGCTTTGCTGTATACTCCATTTGCTCATCTGGATTGTACTGATACGAGCGCGTAAAGCGTGTGTACTCCAGCATAAACTTCTTTACGCCCTCGGATACATCCCGTTGGATTTCGGGGTTTTTGAAGTAAGCTGCGTTCAGCAAACGGGGCAACTCCATCCCAATGACAGGCAAGTTGCGTAGGATAAATCGGGTTTGGGCGGTTGCCTTAAACTCTCCAGTTTCTGGATCTCGGAAGACTTCCATCCCTGGGCCTGGCATTGCATTAAACCTTTCGATCATCCAAGCTTCTGCTGGGCGGATCTTCACCAAATCGTTCGGCATATTCTTTTGGCGGGAGGGGTCGAGCAGATCTCGATAGTTCGGGAAGAGCTTTTCAAGCACAACGCCTTGAGTCTGCTGCCATAGATCCTCTGCTGCTGCTGTTTCGCCATTCAACTCCAGAGCCGTTCCCATCATAGCGATGATAGGGAGGAGGAAAGTTTCAGCTTGGTCGTACCCGTGGTACATCGCCCCCAACTTCATCTCGCGCGTAACCTTCCCTGCTCCGATCTTCCGGTAGAACTCTTGGTTGTACAGGTCTAACGCTGCGTTTCCCTGGTGCGCCTGGCCGAATGCCCACTTGGGGTAAAGCGCCTTGCCCAGAGCAGCGCGGTAGCCCTCTTCTTCCATGATCTCCTCGGGCGTGCGGGGATCTGCAAGCATCGGAGAAAGGTCAAGCTGACTACGAACCAAGACACGGAAGCGGTTCATGCGCGTATTGCCATAAAGCGCTTTCGCATAGTCCCCTTTCATCGGATTCATAAAAGGCTGCGTCATCGCGTTCATTGTCTGGTTCATCGAGAGACGCCAGTAACGCCAAAAAGGGAATAGCTGGGCGATGGACCGCTGTTCCCATTTAGCAATAGCATGTCCCCAATCGTACAACGCTTCTTGAGTAAGCTTCGTAGCCTCTCGTATAGACTTGCCATCAGCAATATGAAGCGCCCAAGTGCCTACACGCTGCCGTTGCTGCGTCTGAACAGAGAAGTCGCGGATACTTGCTGACCACTCTGTATAGAGACGCTTGGCATGATGGGCAGGTAGCCCCAGGCCATTGACCATATCCTTCCCGACATTCCGAAGTGTCGCTTCCAACGCTTCAGAAACGAAGGTATCCATGATACCGTCTTGAACCATTCTACGGCGTAGGTAGTCGGCCTCGACCAACTCTCCACTGGGCAGGCGGAAGAACTTTGCTTCCCCAGAAAGGAGATCACTGACATGCGGATTGAATGCCGTCTCGATTCCTGAACGCAGTACAGGCTTACCTGTCTTATTCGCCACTCGTTGGTAGTGATCTTGAAGGGGACGACCGATCCATGGGATGTCTGACCAGACATTCCGAAGTGTGACACGGGCAGCAAACTTACCGCCATTGGTCATGTACAACTGGCTCATATCGCCGATACGGACATAGGTGATGTACCCAGCGTTCGGGATAATGAGCCCTGTGGTTGCGCTCTGTTTCCAAAGGCTGTTCACCGCCTTTAGGACGCCCCCGAACCAATCAGTGACAGTCTTCTCCGCCCCGCTCGTCATGCGGTTTAGTTCTTTGATAGACCCATTCAAAGAAGCGTTGATCTCATCGCGAACGGTAGATAGTGTAAAGACATCTCGTCCGCTCTTGTCTGTGCCCAGGCGGACGAGTTTCTTCGAAGCGCTCCCTGCTTTTCCAACCTCACTACCAAATGCTGTTCTTGCAATAGAAGTCTCTGTAAGCGGAAGACCCATCTCTTCGAGGATGTTTAGAGCGCGGTCGAGATCTTTAATGTCCTTGTACCCGTGTTTACCCCCGAGTAACGCATTTACATCTGCGATCTCCTCTGGAGTCAAGTGACCGCCAGAAGCGCCCCGAGCCAGCGGAATAGCCGCTTCCTTCGTTGCCCCGAGACCCACGGCATAAGCCGAGAACGCGTACCCACGCCCGAGACGGGAATCTGCACTGCCGAGTATCCCCCCTGTTCTCCCCTTCATGGCTTTGACAGCTTCTTCAAACGTATCGGTTTTCTTTATGATTTTTTCTGCTTCTCGGTAAAGTGCCGCTACGAGCTTTCGGCCCGCATTCCCGGAAAGCTCAACATCTACAGGCAACCAAGCGCGTGAAAACCCAAGAACACTTGGATCAACCTCATCTGCGAGTCCTTGTATTTTATCGTCTTTTACCGTACCAGATTCAGCCCGGAAGATTGCTGTAGCTAAATCATCTTCGCTCGCTTCATCTAAAGCCTTCGACCCGATCACTTGCCGCCTAAAGCGTTGATACAGAGAAGTACCCGTGTTGAGGATGGTGTGACGGCCATTTGGGAGAGGAAGAGATTTCCCCCCATCGAAATACTGGGAAATCCTTCCAACAAACTCGTCGTCTGGCAGACGATCTTTACCCGCCTGTCGAATGAGCAAAACAAGCTCTTCACGCAGTTGGTTCGTGTAGTTCTCTGAAGCCGATAGAATCCTATTCACATCAGCAGAAGCAGCACCAACACGACCGTGAAAGGGATCCCACATACGGAGAAACCTTTCAGTGTTCCTGCGGAACCATCCACGAATATCCTTAATGGGAGCCTGCGCCTGACTACGGAGAACCGAGATGGCCTTATTGTAGCCACCACCCTGGGCATCTTGGATAGCCATAGCGGACAACACTCTCGGCAGCGTCGTCTGTAGCTCCTCAAGCTCTTCAGAAGCAAGGGTGACCGTCTTACCCTTCTTTGCCCGAGAAAGGGCGTCAGAGGCCGCTCCAGAACGCCTGAATGCGAAGTCTACAGCATCCCGCCCAAAACGCCGAACCAAGTCTGCTTCCATGAGCCGGAAGTTCTCGACGGTTAGAATCGGTACCCCATCAGGCCCCATTGTAAGCCTCGGGCTGATGTCTCCTACCGCTTCGCGTACACCGCGTTCCAGACCTTCTTTATCCAAGTTGGATTGACGCCGTACATACTTCTCCAAATCTCCGCCGATCTTCGCCAAGTCTGCATCGATGCGGTCCGCAACTCGCGTGACTGTCTCACGCCAATCCGCTGCTCTCTGGGCCTTTACTACACGCCCTTCTTGCTTGATCGCTTTAGCGAGAAGCTTCCCAATCACTTTCGTTTCTTCGTCAGTGGTCCGAAGAATGTCGGGTAGCTTTTTAAGCTTATTAGAGGCTTGCAAAGCTTCTGCTGCCGCTTGAACAGTATCAGACATCGCAACAGCTTTAGCGCCCTTTGCTGTACCCGTTGCGCGGAGAGCCCCTCGGAGAAGCGTCTTCGATGCCGCTGTCGGGTCATATGCCCGATAGATGGTGTACGCGTTTACGATCTGACGGTCTAAAGTCGGAGCCATCCGAGCAAGGTCCGCCTGTACTTGAGCCAACCTTGCTGCTTCTTCGGGCAACGTCGTCAAACGCGTCTCTGACCCGTATGGAAGCTGACGCATTGCAGTGATGTAGTCCTCACCAGCCTTCTTTAGCTTTGCGCGGGCTTTTTTAATCTTTTCAGTTCTGTCGGGCCCAAGTGTCCTGATAGCATCCTGTTGATGCCTCTGGAGTTCTTTGATGCGCTCATCGAGCCCCTTAATGATCTCGTCTGCGCGGCCTTGTGTAATGCCCAGGGTGTCTCGAACTTTCTGTACAAGCTCTGCTTTGTTTGCTTTCGAGGACGAAATGCCTTCATCTGTGAGGATGGCTTTAAGTTCAGGAACTGTAAGCTCATCAATGGACCTGCCCAGGGGGTTGAGGAGCGCAGTTGCTCCTTCACCCGGATGCCCTACTCCGACTCCCTTCGGAGATCTGACCCCTTTAGGCGCATCATAAGCAAACTCCATACGCTCTAATGCGCGGTTGATTTCAGCCTCATCAATGCCACGCCGAGTAAGTTGGCCATAGAAACGCTTCATTGAAAGCAACTGTTGAAGTTGCGTTTCGATAGCCCAGAGGGCTTGGTCTTGAGGTGTGAGTTCAGTAATCGTGCGCTTTACGGCGCCTTCGAACCCCTTCTCCGCTCCCTTTCTGCGATCGAGCAGATCAACAAGCCGGTAATAGTCTCCCTCAACTTCCCGCTCTGTTTTACGCGCGTCTTTGATGTCTGCTGTTAGCTTTGCGCGAGCGCTTATCGAATCTGTGAAATCGACCCTTACTGCTTCAAGCGCTTCTTCAATCTTATCCGCAGGCTCTCTCCGTAATGCCGCAATGCCTGCTGCTATCTCTTCTGCGTTTAGGTCCTCGTCCCTAAAGAACTTGCCCAAGAAGGTCTTGGTCCCTTCTTCGAGATTCTCAAACGCTTTGTCACGCAGCTTTTGTCGTGCTTCCAGGCCCTCGGCTGTCGTATCTACAGCCCTGGCATGTAGCTGCCCCGTATCTTGGAGCACATGCATCCTGTAAAGCTCACCCAGAACGGGATCAAGCTTTTTCAACGCCCGCATTGCTGCATCAGCATCTTCTGATTCAGTGATGATTCGACGGACTTGTGCTTGCTGTTTTTGGAGCTTTCTGGTGCGGTGATTCTTGAACGCTTTCGAAGCGCCGTAGCCCGCACCCAACAGCCCTACGGTGATCGCATCAGGCTCCACCATATAGGGGAGGAACGCAGCTACGGTGGTGATCTTACTGTCTAATGCAGTTTCTTTGACGTGTTCTGCTTGAGACTCGGTGTCCCCTCTTGCCAATGCAGCTTCTTTCGCCCACATCGCGAGGAACTGCCTGCCCTCTTCCATGAACAGCGGGCCTTCGAGATACGCTTCCACTTGATCTTGCGGTGTAAAACCAAGCCGCTGTAGAGCGCCTTCGCTAATGCCCAGAGGAGCGAAGGAGAAGACCGACGCCATCGTTACAGCTACAGGGTCATCGGCAAAGTCGTTCTCTTCAAGATACTCACGCACCAACTTCAGTTGTGGAGCGGCATAGTCGAACGGCCCCATGCGGAAAACAAAGTCGAGCGGGGACTCTCTTTCCAGGTCTTTCAGGCGGGGGGAGAAGGGTTCTGTATCTGTTCTGCGTCGGAAGAACGCCTTCATCGACCGGATAGGACCAGGAGATTCGGCGATCTCTTTAAGCTCTTTGGGGTCTAAAGGATCAAAGAACGCAACGTTACGGCTCGCACCAGCCGCACGCAAGATGTCCCGCCCAGCCTCTCGGGTAGCTTCTTTTAGGTATTCAGCACGGTCTTCTGCTGTTCCTGGACCGCGCTCTCGAACAATCTCATCAAGGTATGACTGCTGGAGGGCGTTAAAAATCTCGGGGACGTTGATGAGGGGACGGCCCGTCTCGGGATCATTCAAAAGCGAGACCCGCACACCCTTTGGGCCAAGTTTCATCTCTTCCAAGTAAGCAGATTCGAGAAGGGTGGAGACTTGCCCCGCAGGGACACCCTGTAAACCCCCCTTGTCTTTAAGGCCCTCGTACAGCCCCAAAGCGATCTGGGCGCGGATCTTCCCGCCTTCGCTCAACTCATTGGCTTCGAGCTTTCTCGTCAACTGATTACGGTAGTTGTCACTCCTGTTGATGGAAGAGACCATAGCCGCAACCTTCTCATGGTCACGTGCCATATGCTCGGCGTGCTGCCCAAACTCCTCCCGCCATTGTGGGATAGCATCGGCCAAGCCTACTTCTTCAAAAGCCCGCTTGATGGTGGGCGGCATTAAAGGCGCAGAAAGCCCCTGCCCCCTGGGCTTGTCCCCAGCCGCCAAGAGTAGGGGCTGCTGAAGCCGTGTCGCCTCTCGGGCCGTTTGTTTGGTTGGCCCAAAGAGGGGGTCTTCTTCAAAAACGCCAAGCCCTCGACTGCGAAGCTGCTTCTCTACTTCAAACGAAACACCTTGGATTGCAGGCTCTGTTATGGAGCGCGCAAGATTTCGGGTAAACGAAAGCGACGACTTCTTTTTTGCCCTCTTCTTGGGCTCTTCAGGAGGAGCCTCCTCTTCAGTTTTTTTAGCTTCGGCGTCTGCCATCTACTTCCCCAGGGGTCTGGGGCCCCTCAACGCGGCAGCTTCTAACTCTGCTGTCGTGGGTTCTCTTTCCCTTTGCGCCTGTCTTGGTGTGGTGTTCTGCGCTTTTAGCCAGTCTTGGTTAAGGTCGCTACTTATACGCCCCGGCATCGGTCGATCCGGCGCTGGTATACCTATAAGATCAAGTTCATCAGTTATCGCCCCCTTGAAACGGTCTGGGTCTCCGGTACTGTACCTCTGCGGTACGGGGCCTGCATCCTTGCCTTTTAGGATGTCTGCAAGCCGCCGCCGGGTACCTTCCATAATAC